CTGTCAAATGGTTCCCAGTGTTCCCATCCATATTTGTGAACTAAATCCATTCCTATAATAGGAACAGTTATCAACATCAATCCCAATATACCAATGCCAAAAGGATTATTAAGTGTTGCTGCTGCAAAGTGTGCTATTTGATGCATCATGGATTTCTTGGATCCATACCTAGATTAGTTAGGTATTCTGTCCACCATTGTAATTTGTTTTGTTTCCATTTTGGAACATCTTGTCCCAGTTCAGAATAATATTCGTAGAGAGCATCATCTATAATCTGTGCGATCTCCATATTCTTCTTCCTCTTCATCAACATCTGCATACGCATCTGCCACATAAGGTCCGTGTGGTTTTCTGGACTCTGCTTTGACATACCTTCGTTCGTCATTGGCTGAAAACAACAATAGACTTAGTTTCATCACAATCCATATTATTGCTATTGGAGATAAACAAGCTATTAATATTAGTGGTTTCATGATGGCAATACTCGAAAGACTTCCTCCTTCACTCTATCTATAACTTCATGAAGAATATTTACATCAATGCCCATAAATGGAGGGATTATTCCAATAACACGAAGAAATCCATCAACAAAAAGTGCCAAAAAAGCAATACCCAAAAACATACTGATTATTGATGCATTTCGATTATGTTGACGAATTGCATCATCTATCATTTTTTTACACTCTTCTTTCGTAATATGATGCACTGGTTTTATTTCATTCATCCGGTGAGACATTTTTTAAGTTGTCCATAGGATCTGGGAGTCCCTCTAATATAGCACAAGCTCTCTTATAGTAAAAGTTGTCCGTTGTACCATTTTCCTCAAAGGTTTCTTTGATTGTCTTCCAGTTCTGTAACTCGTCGGGATGCATGATAGTAGAGGTGGGATACCTCACTATTTAATGTTTCAAATTGTTACAAAATTGTTAAATATTAGGAAATTCTAACGAACATCAAAATCTAATTTGCGAACTTTGCGTTTGCGACGTTCTTCTTGATAGAGAAGATCAGTTCTTGAGAAATGGCTATTAATTTTTTTCTGCACATTAGATGATAACATAATAATATCATCAAAATCTAGAGCGCCAATCTTATCGTCAACAATACTCATTTGGTTAGGGCAACCACAAAATTGAATTTTACTACTACTGTTTAATTCTTTTCCACATTGTTTACATTTTATGGTAATCATTTTCATGATCCTCCTTGATGAATGCTTGATGACGGGATCGAACCGCCGGCCGCCTCGGTGTAAACGAGATGCTCTACCGCTGAGCTAATCAAGCGAGTTAAGTTATCCGTATGGATTTCTTCCTTGCTCCTTACAAAGTTTGAAATACATCTTATAATATCTATTACACATTTCTCTAACTGTATCTTTGTCCTCATCAAAATCACATATTCTAAGGTGATGATAAGATCCTTCTAGATTATCAATAATACGAAGAATTTGTATAGGATCCATAATAAAAGAAGGACAAGCGGGTGACGAGGATCGAACTCGTGACAAGAGCTTGGAAGGCTCGCATGTTACCGCTACACCACACCCGCGAGGCGACTCAGATAGGACTCGAACCTATGGCCGACTGCTTAGAAGGCAGTTGCTCTATCCAACTGAGCTACTGAGTCAAATGGTAGTTCCTATCGCCGCTAACTCTGAACTACCAAGGAAGTTACCGCAGTTGATTATGCTCTTTCGATACCGTCCGATAAATCAACAAAGTCATCATACTCTTGTTCTGTAATTTCGTCAAGTGATACAACTTCTAAATCTTCTTGAGGATCGAACCACTCATCAAACTCTGCCATAATTGCAAATGAATCATAAATTCGATCTACACCTTGTCCGTTGTATTCCTCAACTTTGTCAATTGCCCACTGTCTAACTTCTGCAACGATTTGCTCAGTCTCCATCATAATAGTCTTTTCGGAAGTACCTGCTGAGGATGTTACTATTGTAGTAGGCAGGTCCTCCCGTGTCAAGGGATTCAGTGAGAACCCCATGGGCGAAGAGTTGTCGGGTTTCTTCAAAGTTTGTTTTGCCAGGTGTTTTATGTAATGACAGGATAGTTCTACTAAAATTCTGTCGCCCCAAGAGCTCAATGTCTTTTTTAAGTTCTGGACAAGACCCATAATACTTTTTCCAATCTGATTCTGATTTTACTTTGCGTTTCTTTCCTTTTGGTGTTCGATGCTGCCAAAAATACTTTCGCCCAATGTATTGTCGTTGGTTTGTGAGATTGGTAATGTTATAAACAAACCCGTAGTTGTCGCCAATAAGACTCCCATCAAAAGGGGTGCCATTATAGATCCATGGGTTTTCATAATCAATACCTATACTCATCAATAATGTTTAATACCTTATCGAGATATTTATGTGCCATATCTCGATCCCCCTGCCAAACGGTATCAGGTTCATTGTATACATCATTTTTTAATTTGAGTATACGGTTTTTCAACTCGTCTTTTTTTAGTTGATTTTTAGGCATATAGGGGGATCACACTCCCCCTATTTAAGCACAAATCAGAGTTGGAAACCACTGAATGTGTCTTTTTTCACATCTTGCCTAATGCCACCAACAACATAGGATTCAACTTCTGTCTCCTGAGGAGCAACCTGAAGTCCTTTAGAAGAGATCCAGTGCTGCGTCCAGGGCAGTGGATTAGCAGATGCTGCGATATCGTACACTGGCTTCAATCCAATGCCCTTGAGACGGCGATTAGCAATCCATTCAACGTACTGCTGTAAGAGTTTGTCATTCAAACCAATCATAGATCCATCTCTAAAGAGATAGTCTGCCCAACGCTTCTCTTCGTTCACAGCATTATCAAATGCCTTGTAAGTCCACTCTTCTTCTTCCTTCATGATCTGCTTCATTTCAGGATCATCACCCTTCTTCCACTTATTCAGAATGTTTTGAGTGATTGCGAGGTGTTGGTTCTCATCCCTGGCAATAAGGGAGATAATTTTTGCAGAACCTTCCATGAGTTTAAGTTCACCAAAAGCAAAGCTGCAAGCAAAAGAAACATAAAACCGAATTCCTTCCAAGATATTGACATTTGCAATTGCTCTATAAAGTTTACGTTTCAATTCACGTCTCTCAAGAGATCCTGAATAATGGCCCTCGGCGGCAAGTTCCCACATCATGCCATTATCATATTGATGAGCACCTTGAATAAAGTCATCATAACCTTTTGTGACGCTCGCAGCACGTTCTAGGATACGTTCATCAGTGACAATCTTATCAAACACCTCTGAGGGATCTGCATAGACGTTCTTGATAATGTATGTATAGGAGCGACTGTGGATCATTTCCATGAATCCCCAGACTTCCATACATGCTTCTAGTTCAGGAAGAGAGCAATATGGAATGAACGCCATTCCAGGGCCTCTACCTTGAATAGAATCGAGCATAATCTGATACTTAAGATTAGAGGTATAGATATGCTTTTGTTCTGGACGCAATGTTTGATAGTCACCACGATCCTTCTGCAAAGAAACCTCTTCAGGCCTCCAGAAGTATCCTAATTGTTGTGTGGTGAGTTTATCAAAGATTGGATATTTGTATGAATCGTATCTCTGGACACCCAGAGGTTTACCGAAAAACATCGGTTGTTTTTTAGTATTAACTTGTTCTGTGTTAAAGACTGTCATGCCTTTAACATTAGTTTTCACATCTTCCACTGACGACACCTTAAACTGCACAGGATTCACACTCTCCCTCCTCGGCTTGTTCTAATTCGTTTAACAGATTATTCAAATTAGACTTCTCTTCTTCAACTTCATCACTCTTAAGATCGTTTGTATTCTGATAGTAAGAAGTCTTCCAACCATACTTATATGTAGTTAAAAAGTCTTGTGCCATAACAGACACTGGAACTTCATTGTCAGGATAATTTTCTGGATTGTAACTCCAGTTACCAGATATGGCTTGATCGAAGAACTTTTGCATCACAGCAACAACATTAATATAACCACGATTGGACTCCATATCCCAAAGAAGCGTATACTTCTTTTTAAGAGAATCATATTGAGGTACAATTTGTTTGAGAGGACCTTTCTTTGATTTCTTAATGGACAAGTAGTCTCTAGGTGGTTCAATTCCGTTGGTTGCGTTTGACACAACGGAACTACTCTCCGATGGCATTTGTGCGGACAATGTTGAGTGCCGTAAACCGAACTCGTTGATAGATGCTCTAAGAGATTCCCAGTCATGATCGTACTCCTGAGAGGTGATTTCGTCCACATCCTTCTTATATGTATCAATAGGAAGAATTCCATCGGCATACTTTGTTCTGCCGAAGTTTTCGCACCAACCTTTTTCTTTTGCAAGTTGATTAGATGACTTCAAAAGATAGTATTGAAATGCCTCAGAGAGTCCGTGAACGGCGTCCCAGGCCTCTTGAGAGTCATACTTATACCCCAGTTTAGCAAGATAGTGGGCAAGACCTATAAAACCAATTCCAAGGGATCTACGTGCCTTTGTAGCACGTTCTGCGGCAATGATAGGATAATCTTGATAATCAATCAGTTCCTCAAGTCCACGAACAGAAAGATCACAAAGTTCTTCAAGTTCTCTATCTCCTCCTGCTGCGGTGATCTTGCCCACATTAATGGCAGACAAAATGCACAGAGCAATCTCACCACACTCATCATCAATATGCTGAAGAGGATATGTGGGGAGAGTGATCTCCTGACACAAATTACTCATTTCAACCTTGTCCTTGAAAGATGAATGAGTATTGCAGTGATCAATATTCATAATATAGATACGGCCAGTCTCTGCCCTCTCCTTCAGTAGATTGAGGATTAGTTCCTGTGCCCCGACAATCTTTCTTGGAATAGACTCATCTCGTTCATAAGAAACATATAAGTCGTCAAACTTATCAGTCCCAAAAGAATCATAAAGACCTGGCGTGTCATGCGGTGAGAAGAGGCTAATCTCTCCATTTTGGATGAAACGTTCGTAAAAAAGTTTTGAAATTTGGATTGAGTAGTCAAGTTTTCTGACACGATTATCCTCCGTTCCTTTATTGTTTTTTAGAACAAGAATATCTTCTATTTCTTGGTGCCAGATGGGGAAGTGGACTGTCGCGCTTCCACCTCTGATGCCATTTTGAGTGCAGCATCTGACAGTGCTCTCAAATTTTTTGAGAAATGGGACAACGCCTGTATGTTGAACTTCTCCGCCTCGGATCTTACTGTTGATGCCACGGATCCTGCCCGCGTTGATACCGATGCCCGCCCTTTGTGCAACGTATTTGCCAATTGCCATATCAGAGCTAAAGATACTATCGAGGGTGTCATCAACATCAACAAGAACACAGCTAGCAAATTGTCGAAGTGGAGTTCGCACTCCCGCCATGATAGGTGTGGGAATGTTGAGTTTGTGTTTTGAGATTGCGTCATAGTACCTCTTTACGTATGACATGCGAGTATCTTTTGGATACTCCGCAAATATTGTCAGAGCAATCATGATATACATGAACTGTGGAGTTTCATATACTCCACCATTGCTCCTATCTTGGACTAGGTATTTATCCACAACCTGCCTCAATCCAGCATATGTAAATAAGAAGTCTCGCCCATGATCGATGTAACTATTTGCTTTATCAATCTCTTCTCTAGAATACTTAAGGAAGATCTCTTTATCATACACATCGATTGAAGTGCAACTCATGATATGCTTTTCAAGGTGAGGAAGTTCCCTCATCTTTCCATATAACTGCTTTCTAAGGGCAAATAGAAGTAGCCTAGCGGCAACAAACTGATAGTTTGGGTGATCCAAATCAATCAAGTCAGAAGCACTTTTAATCAAAATTTCTTGAATTTCTGAAGTTGTAATCCCATCATAGAACTGAATTCCTGACTTCATCTCGACTTGACTTGCAGACACTCCTGCAAGACTCTGACACGCTTCATCAACCATCAAATGCATCTTTTCTAAGTCGAGAGATTCAATTCTGCCGTCTCTCTTTTTAACCTTGGTGCCGTTGCTCATATCTTTTTCCAAGTAGTAAACTTAAGTTTTGCTTCTAATCCAGAATATGTGTTTAATTCTATCACGGACTGCACATCCAGTCCAGACATCACCATGTCATTTATATCCTTATCATCTATGCTTTCTGGCCAGATGACTACGGAGTAACCTGCATCAATTGTTTTGGAGATTCTGTTGGTGATCTCTCTGTTTCGCGGTTCATTATCATAGATCCAAACAGGATTGCTAATCCCCCACTTACTAACATCAGCATCAGCACCGCACATTGCAATCGAATTGCGAATGAACGTGCTGTCAAAAGGTCCTTCTGTGATGAATACCTTTTTGGTTTTGTCAACATCGTCAAGTCCATAGAGTTTTGGTGCGTCATCATCAAGCATCACAGTAATGTATTTAACAGGATTAGGATCTATACATCTTCCCTGGAATCCAATTAAGTTCTTTTCATAATAAAGAGGAATAATGATTCTGTCTTCATCATGTTTCTCAGTTTCAAAAGTATGTTTAAGACTATTAGCAAACTTTTTAAAATGCTGAGCATAATAAAACTTAGATGTATCAAGTTTTCTGGCAGTCAGATATCCAGATGCTCTAGGGCTCTCAGATGCTTTAGGTAGTTTTATTTTTTGTTTGAACTTTGGTGCTTCAAACTTAAAGTCTGGTTCGTCAGCAACAAAATTTCTACCAGTCTTGCCTGTCTTAAATTTCTCCAAAACATACTGCTTATGAATAGCAGGATCAACTTGCTTTAGAAAGTTATTAAAAGACATTGAAGCACCACAGTTGTGGCACTTGAAATTGGTATTTGTCTTTACTGCATACAAATATCCTCGCGTCTTATTCTTATTTTTTTGCGAGTCCCCACAAATTGGACAACGAAAATTATAAAGATTAGACTTTACTCTTTTAAATTTTTGTAGGCGTGGTGATACTAATCCAATAAACTTTGAATCAATATGATCCATTCACGAAAGCAACTGCTGGTGCTACTATAGCACTATCAGCAGAGGATAACAAGGGTTTGAGAGTTTTGATTGCTTGAGGATTGGTTAAGACTAATATTGCTCCCAGTGCTCCGATGCCAATCCAAAGTTTTCGTTCCAATAATGATAATCGTTGACTAACGATGTCATGATCGCTGTCCATTTTATCACGGAGTTTGTCGATCTTATCAAACAATACTGCGTCGATGTCTTCTTGTTTCGTAATTCTTTCCTCATGGACGGCCAACATCCTACTCACATTATTATTTACCTCCGCAATTTTTTCTATTGCAGAGTCAAGTTTTGAGACTATTCCCTCAAAAGTTTCTAGTCTCTGATCCAATATGGCTATCTTAACTTGATCTTCTAAATTAACTTGCTCGTCCATTTTTGGGACTCCACAATTTTCTTACACCCTTAACGTAAATATATTTCTTTCTCTTTCCCTTTAGAGGAACATCAAAACCTGCGGTTGGGCCTGCCGCATCTGCTTTACTAGAAAATCCTGGTTTACCATCTGTGCTGGCAGTATTCATCGTCGGAACATCTTCATAAAGATGTGCCCTAACTCTGTCAATTATCTTGTCAAGATTTTCCTTTTTCATTATAGATCCTGTTTAGTTCTGAAAGACAATATTCGTCTGCATCAATATCATGAACATAACATTTTGGGTAACTAGGGAGTTTATTTAAAAATACAATAAAAGATTTCATCGAAGCCCAAAGTTCTTCTTCTATTTTGAAGAACAACATTGGTGTAGTTGCTTCTCCAAAAATATTATAAAGTATGATGAAATGATTGAGGAGAAGGTGAGTTTTTAGCTCACCATTATTCCTATATCTTTTCAAGAGTCTCTTTATATATTTAAAATGATTTAAATCTTTGTCAAAATCTTCCTTTGTTACTGCCTGAGGATTCTCATAGTGTTTAATGGCAAAGAGGAGAAAGTTATCTCCATTCAATTCACTAAAAATCATATATCATGCAAAGACAGAAATTGTTGTGGTTCCGAGTCCTACGGATCCAGTGGTTCCAGCACCACCAACGTTGAAGATTTGAGAACCTATCGTCTTGAATGCAGCACCACCACCAGAGAAGTCAGTGATTGTTCCAACAACATTTGCTGGAAGATCGATGAACATCTTACTGGATGCAGAATGGTTGGTAAACGTTACAGCAGTACCAGCAGCGATGGATACAAATCCAGCGGTTGTAGCACTAGTACCAACGGTGATAGAGGTATCGCCAACAGCAACAACAGCAGCCTTAGTGATAGTACCACCAACAGAAGTAATGCTTACAGAACTTGCAGTCGAAACATTAGTCAGATCAGTGATGTAGATAACCGTTGATCCAATACCGATGGCATTACCAGCAGCGACAGTAGTGATGTTGAATGGAACACTAGCGTTCAAGACAGCAGCTGGGGCAGTTAAAGCAAATGATACTCTGTTTGTAATTTGCCCATTAAAGTTTGTAATTGTTTCTTGTCCATTCTCATTAGAGAAGACAGGAAGTTCTGCATTGTAGTTAGCAGCACCAACAGAAGCAGCATATCCAATGATGCTGGTGCTCTCATTAGCATCATTAGCATCAAATACACGAACTTTTACTGTTGCACCAGCACTTACAAATACGTTTTCGTTGTAACAGACATGAACATTGACTGAAGTTCCGGCTGTAACACCTGTTGTGCTACCACCACTAACTGTAAACGAAGAATCTTTGTTTGGATCTTCAAAGAATACTGCTGTCATAGTAGCAGTTCCGAGTCCGGTGGCACCCAGATCAACACTACCATATCTACCAGCCGTATTCAAACCTGCTACAGGTACAAGAACCTCATCATAGTAGGTTGTCGATAATCCCGACTGCTCGGTAGTACCATATCTTCTATAAATCCAACCACGATTATCCGCAAAACAATTATGGGGAGTATAATTTCTGTCAACAGATTTTAAATCCTTTGGGATGGCGAAATTATTTGTTTCAGTCTCAGTAGTTGTTGAAATGCCCCAGAGTGCCATTCTTTTTACCCTTTCTAATTTAATCGTAGAAATATTTATAAAAAAGCAGACCTTACCTGTTGTCTGCTTTTTTTATAAATCACGCATCTTCGCGTGCTTTAATAGCCTTTGTAACAACTTCTAAGAGTTGATCATCCATATCAGTTTTAGTAAGTTTAACTGCCTTACCTAAGATAACTAAACAGATATCAATCAACTTTTCGCCCAGTTCCTCATTTTCAGGAATCTTGGCAACTGCATCAGTAATAACCTTTGATGCTAAGGGAAGGAGAAATGAAAGCATGATAAACCAAAATGACTATTACTATATATTCCCTAAAAACTCTTTAAGAGTTTTATCCTTAGATTCATTAATATCTCCAGAGGTATCCTTCTTATGAAGGTTTTTATAGAGATGTTTATGAAGAGGTTTTGCTTTTTTCATAATTTTATCTCTTGACTTATAACTAGACTCTTCTTCCATTTTCTTTCTTCTTTCTCTTCCTCTTCTAACAGCAGCTAAAAGAGAATCAACTCTTTCTTTTGATTTTTGATATTTTTCATCATCACGCACACCTTTACTTCTGGATGATCCCATGCCACCAGGCATACCGTAGTATTCGTCAAGCTCAATTTCTTTTTTCATCTTGCTGAAGTAATAGGAAGTTCACCACGTTTTTTCATTTGCATACGCATTCTATCCAATATATGCTGCTTTTTCTGCATCATTATTTCTTTATTAATCAACTTTCTGTTTTCAGGAGAGACTTTCGTTTTCTCTTTTTTGTCTTCAGGAGAGACTTTCATTTGCTCTTTCACATCTTTTTTATTTGGAAGTCCCTTGTGCTTAGTCTTAGCAAAATCCTTCACGTCGGACTTGCTGATGGAGGAAGCAGCTTTGGAAACCTCAGGTGAGGGGTTTTCCATTTCCCCCTTCTGAGTCGCTCTAACCATCCCGAAGAATCTTTGTTGTGCTTTGGAGACTGCTTTTTCTTCGATTCTTCCATAGTTAATAAACTCTTTAAAAGTTTTCATTTCATCATCCTCGCTCTTTCACGAGCTGCTTTTCTCTCAGCTGCTTTTTTACGCATCATCGCATCAGCAGGACTCATACCTTTATCAGTAGCTGCTTTATGTGCGGCATCTCCTGCTGCTACATCTGATGCCATGTCTGCAGATTTTTTCTTAGCATAGGCATCTGCCTTTTCTTTATTGGAAACGATTTCACCCGCTCCAACTTTTTGAGAAATACCACCTCTTTTTGCTCTTTTTGCTTTACCAGATGCTACATTTTCAACAACTGACTCTTCACCAATCTTCTCTTTTCGTCCTACGCCCGCACCCCTGTATGAGGTGCCTTTAGACTTTTTTTCAACAGGCCCTCTACCAGATTCATATCCAGCTTTGGCAATTCTCTTGACGCGATCTGCCATGGATGTCATCTTTGATTTCGCCCTTTCTGGTGCTGCTTGAACTGCCGCCTTTGCTTTCATTGCCTTACCAACTGCGCGGGCAGTACCACCGATCGCTTTCTTAGCAGCAGACTTTAGCCTATCTTTCATAGACTTCTTAGGAGTTTCTCCTCTATTTTTTGCTGCCGCTGCCTTTGACGATGCTACCGCAGAATCATAATAACCCTCGTCAAGGGTATTTAATGCAGTCTCAATGCCATACTCAACTTCATCTTCAGAGAACCCTTCTCCAATGAGTTCTTCATAAACAGTTTCAACAATAACATCAAGTTCATCAACTTCGATTTCTTCAATCAAAGTTCCACCCAGTTCCTCAACTGCCTCTCCCAGTTTTGGATTTATGGTGATTTTGTTTTTTACTTTCTTCTCTTTAATGGGTTTATCATCCATTTCATCAGTCATTACTTCAGTCAATGACTCCTCTGCAAATTCTCTTTGCTCCTTCATTTTCTTTTTCATCGCATTGCCAATTGCCTTACGACGCTTCATCAGATAAGAGTCTGTGCTATCCTTCTTGCCGTCGTTGTTCACATCACCATCTTCCTTACCAACAGGATCAAGTCCTTCTTTAGTCAGGCGATTTACAGCTCTACCAATTCCTTTCTGTCTGTTGGCCAGTTTCTTAGTTTCTTTCTCATCAGCAGCATCTGGATCATACTGACGCTTCTCACTTTCACCATGATCAAAATTCCTATCTGCGGCATCCTGTGAGGCCTTCTTTACATAAGAACCTAAAGTCTTTTTAGAGAGTTCAGTGACGTATTCTTCTTTTTTATACTGAGGATGATCATCCAGTTTCATGCCACGCTTCTTCTCAAGACGTGCCTTTTGATCTGCAGTAACATTACCTCTAATATTTTTTTGCTTAGCGGCAGTCTTATCTTTCACTCTCTTGGCAGCAGCCTCTTGCTCTTTCTTAGGGATCTCAAAACCCTTTATGTCCATAGTCCCTTCATTAGCTATCTGCTGAAGATATACCTTTGAAATATCAATCAAAGGGTTTTTGCCGATTCCATTAGACATGGTAATTCTATTACTTTTTAGCTTTGTACTTATTTATGAAATTTCTAATATTAGTTGTTCCCGTTGCAGCCATGGCATTCTTCAAATATCCACCAGTCCCTTCAAGAGTATTTGGTTTGCCAGGAACTCTCATCCGACGTTCCATTCTTCTCTCAGTATATTCCATGACATCACGAATCCAAGATTTGAACATATATTCTTCTTCTGTAACACAGATAAGATGATTTGTTCCTCTGCGAATAATCTTACCGACTAATCCTGTGTGTAAACTTTCTACAATATCGCCAATATTATAAATGAGTCCATTTACAAATTGTTCACGCAAACCTTTTGTATCGTATCTTGGTGCAATCTCCCACATCTCTGCAACTTCTTTCTTCTTCCTAACTTTCATACCAGCACGGACTGCATCAAAGAGTGCCTGAGTATCTCCATCATCAAGTTCCTTAGGAGTGCCACGACGGAAAGCATCAAAGTCACTATCGACAACAGCCTTTCTCATCTTGGATGCCGACATTCCCTCTACACCCTCAGCATCTGCATCTCTTACGCCTGCAGAAATAACACGAATATCTTCAAAGTTATAAAGTTCACCATTATATTTGGTTGCTAGATTTTCAAACTCTGCTTGACGATCTGAACCTACAACGATATTAACACTACGATATCCTTGCTCATCTGCAGTAGTGAGAACATTAAAGATAGATCTCATCTCTTCATCATTAACAATGCTCTCCTCATATTCAGGGAACATCTTTTTCATATATGATATTTTCATGTCAGGATCAAGTGGATTCTTCTTAGCATCCTGTGAACGTGAGGGATATATCTTTAGATCTTCTCCTCCAGATGCCTTTTTCGCTGCAGAAAGAAGTTTACCATGCCCTACAGTTGGTGGATTAAATCTACCAAAAACTACCGTAAGAGTTTCTGTAGATTCTCCAGAAGTTTGATCACCTTCATCTGCTCCTGCTTTCTTTACATCAGTTTCTTGAGGTGCAGGTTTCTTAGACTTTTCTTCAGGTTCTGCTTGTGATCTTTTTTCTTGTGCAGGTTTTTCATCCTGTTGCTTTGCCTTTTTCTTATCTACAAACTTTAGTTTTCCATCTTCAGTAGTCGCAACAAAATTTCCACGGGTATCTAGCCAACCACCGTGTCCGTCGCTCTTAAGGTTCAGTTTTTTCGCCTGCATCGATGCTTGCGACTGAGCCTCATTCAGAAACTGAAAGAAACTTTTCATTGATATTGGTAATCCTTATACATTATTTAGGTTCTATTGTAACCACAAGTTCATTTAGTCTTACACCTGCCGCAGTCTTTCCTCTGCCTTTCAATCTTAACCTCACATAAGTTTTATCCGAAACTTCCCTGATAAGTTTATCGTCTATTTTTCTCAATTCTTTTTCGTTTAATACATACTCAGCAGTGGCGTCTGCCTGTTTACCAAACAGATACTCACCAGTCAAAGACTCTTTTACAACAGCATCTTTAAAGAAAGAAAATGCTTCTGCTGCTTTAGGATTTTTTCTAGATCCAAGTATTTCTTGCAATTGTAAATTCAAATGATTTGCCCTCGCAAGTTTTTGTTTCATGAAAGGTTGCTCACCTTTCTTTGGAAGAGTCCCTAGTTGATTATCAATTTGTTCTAAACAAAGTGCAATCTCACCAAGACTATTTGTATTCATCCCACCTTCTTGAGCAGCACCTTTTAATACATCAGTTAAAACCTTTACAGTTTTGGAAATACCCGCACTTGATAGTTGATACTTATCTCCCCACTTCATAGAAACTCTATATTTTGTTCCATTCATCTTGTAGAGAATATCCGTTTTAGGTTCTCCTCCTCCACCTGCTCCACCACCAAGTTGCCTAAAAGACTTATAGAACGCTAATTTATTACTTCTAGGTTCAAGTCTATCCATAGTTTCTCTTGCTGCTGCCATAACATCATTAGATATAGATGTTCCATTACTAGTATTTCTCATAATGGTATCAAAGGTAGACTTTACTTCTCCAGTCAACTCCTCAGTTATTCTACCATAAGCAGCTAACATTACAGCATATTCAAACTGTTTGCCTTTGTCCGCGGCCATTTTTTATTTTTATTTATGGAGTTATGGGGACTCGAACCCCAAACCTCCTGCGTGCAAAGCAGGCGCTCTACCAGTTGAGCTATAACCCCGAAAACCCCTCATGGGGTTTCTTCTTCTTTCTTTTTCTTATCAAATCCGAAAGGTGCAAGTTTGTCATCAAGTTTTAACTTGAGTGCAACAGTTCCAACTGCTTCCATAACTTTGAGAACATCCTCTGCCTTAGCATTTTCTCCCAACTCTTTGGCAACATACCAATACTTAGGCCAAAACTCCTCACCTGCTTTTTGATAATCTTCAAGTGTCAATAGTTTCATTAAAATCCTCTCTTCTTATTTTTTTTCTTTTTAAGATGATCTTTCATATCTGTTTTTGATTCAGAAAGAATCTCTTTCAACCCCTCTTCATCATAGTGATCACAGAGTTGGATCATACGATCTAGAGCATATTGAAACTGAGAACCCTTATTCATTTTACTGAGTAGATAATGTGCTACATCATATCTGAGTTCTTCAATTTCATTAGGCGTCATGATTATCAGGAAGATTCGCTTCAATCTGTTTATCTAATTGAAGAATAAATTCTCTAATAATAATTGTTTGTTGCCCTGGAAATTCGTAACTGTCCTGTTTAGTTTGTTGAAATAGTGCCGAACGAATTAATGCTGCATCATGGATATTCAAGTTTAAATCAATATTGATATCGCAACTCATAGATCTCCCTCCTTACGGTTTTCAGATTTGTGAACATCAAAACTACCACCAGGGTAACGAGATTGAAGTTTTTCAACATTCATCTCAATAACTTCATCAAATGTGGTGTCAAGTGCCATGCAGGCCTGAGCGAGATACCAACAAATATCGCCCAATTCACGTTTCATGTGAAAAATATTATCTTCATTATAAGGTTTACCTTGAAAGACAATCTTTTTCACAACTTCAGTAAACTCACCAGACTCTGCAGTCAAACCAAGAGAAGCAGTCAGAAGTTGTGTCGTATTACAATTTCTTTCCAGTTCAAGTTCAGTGAGTCGAGTAGACATTGCAGCATAGTCAAGGCTTGGTTGACTAGTTACACCCTGCACAAACTCAACATACTTTTCAGTGTCAACTTTACTCATTAGAATTTAAACCCCTCAAAAGACTTCTTTGGTTTTGTTTCTTCGTAATTATACTCCTCTTCCTTACCACTGTCAAGAATATCATCTTGCGCTGACTGCTCACAATCATAAAGACGCATCTTGGCACGATCAATTCCAACAACAAATCTTTTATGAATTGTAGGATCGTTATATCTATTCTTTAACTGCTTTACCATAATTTGCCCGAGTCCTTCAAGATCTTCAGTTGAAATAAGGGCAAACATAAGATCAGCAGTAGCAGGCAACCCAAAGGACTCACTAGTATCAGTGAGCTCAACATCAGAGCTACCATAACCAGAACGGGTAGTCTGGGTGGCAGATACGATAGGTACGTTCGCTTCGACAGCGAGTCCTCTAAGTTCTTCAGCAATTGCCTTGATATAGCTGTATGAATTGACAGAGCTATTTCCGCGATACCTTTCGGAAGCGCATATATTAAGGTAATCAATGAAAATAATATCAGGACGGAATGATTTCTTAAGAGCAAGCTCATTGAGAAGTGACTTAAAATGTCCTGCATGAGCAGTTGCAGTGGGGTACTCTTTAATAATTAGGGTGCCTTGAGTCTTTTTAGCAAGGTTTGTCACCTTATCCTCAAACATCATCTTAGGAAGTTCTGTTATCTCCTGTATTGGAACATTAAGAAGGTTTGCATCAATTCGCTCTGCAATCTTTTCTTCAGCCATTTCAGCCGTAATATATAACACGTTCTTTCCACTAAGGAGTGCTGAAGAAGCGACATGGCACATAAACAAACTCTTACCGACACCAGTGCCAGCGAGAGCAATATTAAGCGTTTTGTTAGGCAAACCACCTTTCGTAATCTTGTTGAAATATTCCAAGTCGAAGGGGATGAGATCTTCCTTGCGGTGATACGATTCATATCTTGCCTCATAATCAAGTAGGTAATCATGTCCGATGTGTGTATCAAAAGAAACTGCTAAAGCATCTGAAAGAATGGATGGGATAGCGCCTCTATCCTTTTCTCCAACCTTCCCATCCGCGAGAGCAATGGATTCCATCAGTGCCAAGTAAATAGCACGATCACGACACCACTTTTCAGTAGTATCTAATAGCCAATTAAAATCTGAGGGAACATCCTCCAGATAACTAATCAGTTGTGTAATCTCTTTGAAGGACGTGTCTGTAATGTCACTTCTTTTTTCAATCTCAATGCAAAGTATTTCTTTTGTTGGTTGCTCATTGTATTCTTGAGCAAATTTTAAAATCTCTTCAAATAGAGATTTTTGATTCGTATCTTCAAAGTATTCTGATTTAATAAATGGAATGACTTTACGAAGATACTCTTCATTATAAATTAGATTCCGTAGAATCAAAATTTCAACTTTGTCCATAACTGAATTCTTGTTTGGCAATTTCGTCTAGTTTTTCCATCACCTCTGGAGTGAAATATACTTCAGGTTCCTTGAGGATTTGCTTAGCATAGATCTTCTTGCCATCTATCTCATATCTACCAGCAACATTTTTCCAAAGTCCGCCAATCTCACCGAGTTCAAGAAGACCATAATATCGATCAAGGCCACGCTCATCATAATAGAGACGTACTGTAACATCTTTGTTCTCCTTACTTAAACGCGACTTAGCAGTCTTAGCCTTGATAAGGTTGCCGATAACACTCGTTCCATCCTTTTCTTTTTTCTTGCTGAGATAAATGATCGTAGACGCGGCGTACTTGAGGCCACTACCTCCTCCCATTTCTTTAGTTGGTACATAAGCTCCGATAACATCGTAGGTGTGGTTAGTAACTATCATGGGAATGTTTGCTTGTCCCAGTTTCAGAGTCAGCATTCTGAATGCACCTTTGACTAATTGAGATTTAGTCATATCACGAACTTGTTTGTCGTTCAGTGCGTCAGTGATCTCCTTCTCTGTAGAAAGCATACCTAAAGAGTCTAGCACAAACATGCAAGGTTTGCGTTCATCTACAGGTTTTTTTAAGTATATATCCACCGCCTTCAGTGCCTTTGTTCTAAACTCTTCAATTGTTACAACATTAACAACAACCAGACGCTCAAGATCTATTCCACGACTTGCGATAAGATTCTTGTTAACAGCGGCTTCAGTGTCAAAATATAGACAATACCCATCAGGATTAGCGTCCAAGAAATTTTTGACGACGGCAAGCGAGAAGAAAGTTTTTCCAGTACTAGACTCCCCAGCAATGGCAGTAATCTTATTCCCAGATACACCACCAAATATAGAACCTGAAACAAGTCCGTTAAAAATATACGAACCCGTGTCCACATATTGTTCTGTATCGTCGATGTCTCTTGCGAGTTTGGTGTAGTCATCTCCGATCTCTTTTACAATCTCTTTTAAAAAATCCATTACAGTACAAATCCAAATTCTTCACGGGCAATCTTTTTGTAAGGTCCGCCTGGGTTAGCATCGCGGATCTCTTTGATTCTATTCAATTTTTGATAAAGTGCTGCATCACCACCCAGTCTTAATGCACTGACAATTGTAGCAAGTTCTTTATCGTTAATAGGCAGATCCATTAGGAGAAAAATAGTTCTAGGTTTACAGTTTTTTCAACATTCCATCCAATAGCATCCAAGATTGCCTTTAGGGGTTCTAAAAATGCCTTTTCAAATTGTAAGTCATAATCAATGTACTTGTCAATTCCAAGTTCTTTTGGAAACTCTTGGATGAATGAAATAATATTTTCGTGGATAATATTTGGTTTTTTAAGATAGCAGAATTTTATTTTCTCACCATTTTGAATTAAGGAATACTTGTTATCCAACTTCTTCTGTTTAATATAATGATTGAACAGAAGAGCTCCACGAACATGAATTGGAGTTCCCTTGATGTAGATACTTGATGATGATTTATATTTGACTACATCAGAAGCAGAGCGAGGAAAGGAGATATCTTCGGGGGGAAGATTTTTAAACTCTTTCCTACTCTTATCAATGAAGTCGATTACATCCTCTTCAGTTCCGCTCATCATCAATTTCAAAGCATCTTTAATCATCTTTCTGCAGGGAGCAGGAGTAGATGATTTAACTGCTTCAATACCCATCATCTTAAGTTTAGGTTCAGTGTATTGAACACCTTCACTATTATGAACGTTAAGAATATATCTCTTCTTGGCAGTCCAGATGCCACGATCAGCGATATTCTCCCGCTTCATTTGCATTTTTTGATCATACGCCGAGACATAATCCGCCAATTCTTGATAACACTTCTCGATGTATGGTTCAAATTTGTCCTCACAGATCTTATCAAGTAACTCCACAATCTTTGCTTTATCGTCAGACTTAGCACCAAAAAATTTATCAACAAGAGGTCCAAGATTAAGATATATCGAATCAGTATCTGATGCGATAACATAGTCTGCGTTTTCTGTTTGCAACAGTGTATTTAGATACTGATTCATCTTATTCTCAATCCAACGGATAGAGACTTGCCCAGAAAGCGTAATCGCCTCCGCATTGGCCAATTTGTAATACCTAAAATACTGATTACCGATTGCACCATAAGCAGAGTTGAGCGAAATCTTCTTAGCCATCTGGATATTATTGCAACGGGCAATCTCTTTCTCCAATACCTTGGTAGGAGTTTTTTCATATGCCTGCTTTGCCTGAAGCATTCGCTTCTTAAAAATTACCCGTTCATTATACATCTTATCCATGAGTTCTGGCAGGAATCCACGAACGTCCTTACGGAACATTGCTCCATTAGCACATACCGCATTATCCTTGAACAATTCAAAGTTTATCTCTTCATTAAGGATTCGATCAACTGTAGCCGTTGGGTGCCTCTCGTCGAGTAATGTCTCTGGAGAGATGTTGTATTGCATAATAAGATGAGGGTACAAGCTATTAAGATCAAAAGACACCACCCAATCATACTTTCCTGGAATCGGTTCCTTGACATAAGCACCTGCGTACTTTTCGTTTTTAGAGGACTTGTTTCTTGGAGGAATAACAATATTCCTTCTTTTTAAATAGTTATAAATTATGTTATCCCACATGCGAACTTGATAGAACACATCCACATAATTTACCTTAGCATCGTATGCCATCGTCAAAGCAAGTTCAATAAGTTTCATCTTATCTTCCAATCTATCAACGAGTTCTACGTCAACGATATTATATTCAATGAACTTTTGCCAACCATGAGTATAGAAGTCTTTAAAAGTATCAAACTCAGAGTGATCTAACTTTTTCTGTCCAAGTTCTACGCTAGCAATATAATCAAGTCTATAAGATTCCTGAGCTTTATAGGTAAACTTTTTATAAAGATTCAAATAGTCAAGTTGAGTCACTCCACCAACATCAAACGTTGTGTGCTTTCTACCTTTGATAAAAGTTTCCCCTTCACTCACAAGTCCCCATGGAGAGAACCTCTTCATAAGCTTCTCTCCGAGAACTCTATTGAGACGCTTGCAGATATATGGAATGTCATATAGTTCAATATTCCATCCAGTGATTACATCAGGAACATCAACCATCCAATGATTAATAAAATGACTTAGAAGTTCATGCTCACTTGGACAATGATGATAAGTTACATTCTTCTGTTTATTGATGAAGGGTTTTACTCCCCACGTCGTAATTTTTTTGGTAGTATAATCTTGAATAGTGATTGCAAGAATTTCTTCTGACGCAGATTCAACATCTGGGAACCCCGCCTCAGATGAAACCTCAATATCAAGAGTAATAAGTTTAATCTGACTAATATCAAACTTTACTTCATCTTCTGGATACTTCTCAGAAATATATTGGTAGATGTATCTATCGTTCCCATAGATATCAAATCCATCTACATCATCATATTTTTTATAAAATTCTCTACAATCTCTGACGGTGCCCGGACGAATCTCTTCAACCGTTTCACCACCTAATGTTCTATATTGAGAATCTTTCTTTGACTTAATAAAAAGTGTGGGAAAGAACTCATCTCTAATTTCAAATCTTTTACCATTTTCAACTCCCCGAACGAGAAACTGATTACCAATCAACTGAACATTAGTGTAGAAACGCATTACTTAGTGAGCTCTTCGTATTTTTCAACCAGGGTGGGCATGGGTTCTGTAAGAGTAATAATCTTATCAGAACTAATCATAAAAACATCTTGACGTGATACAGAAACCAACCACGGTTCTAGTGTACCATCGTTCTGAAGAACGAATGGATTGCTCAACTTACAATCTGGTTGGCCAATATCCGCTCCAATTTCAGAAATCTCACTGATCAGAATCTGATTTGTTGTCAACAGAATCGCTTTGATTGTCTTTTCCATGTTCTAAAACTTCCTCAACGTACATTTCTTTTAAATTTTCCCTAGGTTCAACCATTGTAACCAACCAGTCAGCAGGAACTGGAATTGTCTGTTCAGTTGTGAGCGGCATCCAAGGGAATAGAGATACCTTGAAAGACGTTTTATTTTCGTCTTCATTTTTTTCAACCAACTGAGAGTCTCTAATTTTCACAACACATGGTTTGTGAAGAAAATATCCGACTACCCTTTCATTTTCTTCTCCCGCTGCCATCTCTGCAACATCAGCGATGATGTCCTCACCAGACTTCAGTACTATCAGTTTAATAGTCATGATTCTACTTTTACTTCTTGTTTAACTTTTTGCTTTTCTACTTTAACTTCTGTAGGAAGTTCAGGGACAGGTTTGTACTTACGATAACGCACTGTTTCAAAAGTCTCAAAGACTTCTTCAGGGTTACCATAACATGTCTTTTTACGAATCTCTACAATCTCATCATAGGGATCTGATTTGATATCATCCCATTGACGATGTGCATTTTCAGTGATCTTACGACTGATTACTTCATAGTCAACACCATCGCCTGAGGTAGGTAAGACGACATCAACATACTCTTTCTTCTTAGGTGCCATAAGACGTTTTAACTTCAAGAGTATTCTACCAAGAAAAAAGAGGGGCGTCAACTGGATTTTGCCAGTTGCCCCTCTACGGCGACGATATTTAACAAGGTAGCCACTGATATTTATAGCATTCCTGCAAACATAATCAAAAAACAAATTATTGCGAAGATGAGTAATACTGCACAAGCGATTATCAATTCTTTTAATGTAGAACTCTCACCATTTGGTTCATGATGCATTAAAACCAATCCTTGCGTTGATGATGTTCTGGAACAATTCTACCGAGAGTTACTGTCAGTAACCCATCTTCAAAAGTAACTGATCGAACTTCTGTATCGTCACTGAGCGTCCACGCTCTAGTAAAACTCCGTTGAGCCAAACCCTTGTGCAGGTAGTTGGTTTCCGTCTCTTTATCCTCCTTCTTACCCTCAATAAAGAGTTTGCTATCTTGTGTGTAGACATTTACTTCTGCTTTTCCGAACCCTGCCAATGCTAACTCAAGTTTTGATTCAACATTACTTACCTGTATCAAGTTATATGGAGGGTAGTTAGTAGTTGTTTCGTGTAGATCGAATACCCTATTTAGGTAGTCATTCATACCGATACTATTCTTAGATATTTTATCTAAAAGAACAGGGAGATCTGCTGCAGTGTAACGTGCAAGTGTACTCATGATGGTAGCTCCTTTAAAAGCGAGTTTGTGTTTTGTGGTTCCCGAAGGCAACCTTTGGCGTCAAAGGGGGAGTTATACCCCCTCTCCTCTGACATTACTAATTATACATGAACAGAAAAAAAGAGGCAACGGGTAAACCGAACCTCTTTGTAGGGTGTTCCGATTGTAGAGTGTGCCGCACGAAAGACACAAATTATTTAGTGCTCATGCTCATCAAAAGTGTCATCTAATAGTTTAGATGGAGGCCCGAATGATAGATAAATGCCATATGAAGTCATTATCACCATTGCCATGCAGATAATTACAATTAAATTCATTCAGTTTCTTGCGCCTTTCCCCTTTTTCCGATGTTATATTTTTGTTCCAATACCCAATCACTCTTATCCTTATAGGCAAGAACTTTGATTTGATTTAGTGGAGCAATATCAACAACCGATTCCTGATTTACAATATTAATGAGTCCCCAATCAGCAAGTAAACGTGCAATTCTGTTGCGACGTTGAACATCATTGATTGTTAAGTTGGCATGTTTGCCATCAAGAGCAAACAACTCCTTAAAATGAACAATGTAATACTTACCTTGCTTATGCAAGATATGGCATGATTGATAGAGTTTCTTCTCTTTACGCGATGCAACCCCAATTCTGGTTAGCGTCTCTCTGACTTTAAGAAAATCATCAGGTTCATTAAGAAGTACCTCCACCATTTGATCTTGAGACCATTGTACTGTAGGTTCTACCGTAGTAGTCATTTTTTGCCTCCAATGTCAAGTCGTTGTTTAATAAAATTAATCTGTTCTTTAGTAAGAATTTTCAGAGCTTGAGATGCCTTCTCATTACTATAACCATAGTATTGTTTGACACATTCTAGATCCTGGACTTTATCCTTTCGGAGCCAAGGAGAGAACCTCTTTCTTTTCCTCAAAGTATTTAGATAAAAAGAATATTGCATATCTTTATCAAGAAAGTTATACTTATTCATTTCATTAGCGTACATGACACAATCAAGGTGCCCAGACAAACAACGATTAACAATATATGGAGGGTAAGAGCTAATATCTTCACTTAGATCTTCCTTATTAAAATTAATTGAATTAAGCCAGTCTTTGAGTTCCATTATCTAATAATTTGAATGTCATCATCTTCTGTCCAGAGTTCAACCTTATCTCTGAACCTACCTTCTTGCTTGAGTCTCTCATATCTCTTGGTTGCCTTCTTCTTCCACCATTTGATGATGTTGTCTAGTTCATGCTTTTCCCAGTTTTGTCCTGGGATTAACTTGTCTTGTTCACCAAGAATAACCTCACGAATATTTGAATACCCATAATCAGACGTATAAAATCTTTTCTTCTGAGTAATTCCAAACGCAGACGTAAGAGTATTATTAAACAACCTAAGTTTGTCCGTATCTTTAAGAGAGTTACGAACGATAGAGATCATCTTAGTTTGTCTCTTCATTTTTTTGGAGGACGCACTATTGTCTGTGAGAGGAGTATTGTTATTCAGGTATGTAAAATGATCGTGTAACTTATGAAAGATATCATCATGCAGGAGAGGTAGGAACTTGCTCTCAGTCAGTCCTTTATACCTCATGAATGGTTTGAGTCCATCATATTGAGATGCGTCCGTCACAGAACCATACAGGGAGGTTGTTTCAAACAAACCAATGTCTTTCTCAAACTCAACGTTTAAGCACTCTCTAGCGTAGTGAGAGCAGCATAGGAGGGCGAGTAACTTGCCTCCTAGGTAGTTGTAGCCAAAGGGTTGTGAGGGCACGATTACGAACCCCATAGCAGCATGTCTATTGAAGATAGACAAATCGGGGCACTTGCCCAACCAAATATTCCTAGGTTTAGAGTTGATGGTTGGAGAACCAAAACGAATAAATCCAAGAATCTTCTTTGTATTTTTCTCAAAGACAACCCATTTAAGTTCTCTACCAGGAACATTCTGCTCATTATTATGAGAAGATACTGCCGCTAGCAATTCGGTAAAATACTCTTGAGGAACTTGCAGTGATCCACCCTTTACTTTTCCACCAACACGAACAATCTCAAACTCCATATCTTCAGGATGGATATCATCATTAAAGAATTCATCCTTAAGAGAGAATAGTCGGCTAGTTCCAGAAACTACTTGCATTTTGACAAAACGCATGTAGTCTTCAATATTTCCCATATGAGAGAAATATTTTATAAACTCATCTGCTGCCCAGACAGCAGTTTCTTCAGATACAATCATCAATAAAATTCACGTCCATTAGGAGTTGCATGAAGAAGAACTCCATCAACTTTACTAAGTAGTTCTTGCACACTTCCATGCAGAACTCGATATCCAGTACCAACATACAATTGTCCAAGAACAACTGCAATAGTGGCTGTTCCCCAAAAGACATAGTAAAACTTAGACTTCACTTGATGTTGCCTCTTCCAATTAGGATTTTTAGTCATTTGAATTCACACTCCACCATAATTTCTGTTAGACATGCTAGCATATTTATTTCTTGATCTGCCACAAATGCCATTTGATACTGATACTTAGCGAGAGTAAGCACAGCAGCAGGAATACTATTCGGAACCATGGAATCATAACAAGCATCGTAAATACGACGCAGAAGTACAG